CTGAACGCAGGCCGCAACTGCCTCGGCCCTCTCGGCCTTTAGCGTGTCAAGCATCAGCATCAGCGCAAAAGTCAAGTCTACAAGGTCGAATTTGGCGTGTCTTTCGCTCACCATCACCAGCGCGGCATCATGAATCGCGTGTTTATTTTCTGCCGCCATCACCCTGGTCTTTATATCGGCATCGCTGATGTACTGTTCCAGCCCCGCTGGAGCCAACATATGACGCAAGTCTTTCACAGCGTCGTCATCGATCATTATCTTTTTCATTCAGTGATCCAGGTCGACGTTAAATTTGTGGCTGCACTCCGGGCACTCCACTTCGATATCCCTGGTGCGCTCGGTGCCGTGTTCGCATAAGCGATAGTCTCGGCCATCCCAAAAATCGATCCCGTCGCAAATGTTGAAATAAAACTCGCATTTTGGGCAATGCGTATCGATGGATACGTTCCACGTTGCTGTTGGGTTGCTCATAGACCCTTCCGAATATCGATCATGGCTGTCGAATAGGGCAAGAAAAGCGGATGCTTTGGGTCGCCCTCGAGCGTGTGCCCAAATACCTTCACCGGCTTGCCGGACGCAAATAGCAAATCTAGCGTGCTATCGAAATGCGTTCGCAAGCGCAATGGCACTTTCGTGCGGCTACCCCAACACGGCACCAGCAAATCCACGTCAGCGATGATCTGGCATAGGTGGGCTGCATTCTGCGGCCCCACCGGGTCTACCGCCATCGCTAGTTCGCGCACGTCCGTGGCGCGATAGCCGAAGACGTTGCCAACGATAAAGCGCTTGCCGCCAAGCAGCTTGGTGAAGCCGATCCACTTGCGCACGGTGGCATCATCCAGCATAGCGTCTGCGGTGGAACCATTCACCCCAAAAAATCCAATGGTGATGCCCTGCATCTGCACGTCGCGCTCTAGCCTGTAGCGATACAGCCCGCACTCGCTGATAACGGCGCTCATTGCGCGGTGCCCGTCAACTCATCGACCAGAGAATGGCTGCCGTCTGCAAGCTTCAACAGCGTCAATTTCTTGGCGCGGATAGCTTTTAGGATGCTGCGTTTTTCTAGTTCCGGGCCGGATATAAGGGCCATCAAATCAAGCGGCTTGATGACGACTTGGCAGGCCAGGGATTCAACTTTATTATCGCTACCCGGCTGCCAATACCACGTATTTCCCTTATCGAATTCATGGCGCATATCCAACAACTGGCGCAGGCGGGTTATCTCAGCGTTAGATTGCTGCAAGTCACGCAGCAATGTTGGTTCTTCGTCGCTCGGCCAATAGGCGCTTTCCCATTTTCCAGGCTCGTACTCGCGCATGGGATGGCCCAACACGCCGACGGGGAATTCCTTGGACACTGAGGCTGGCGGATCTAGTTTGAACGCATCTTGCATCGCAATGACGATGCGCCTTAGATATGCCTCGCGGTTTCTTTCATCGACTTTTTTTAGTCCCGGTGTACCGCTTAAAAGATTACTGACAACGTATTCCACCTCACATTTTCCGACGAATTCCTTAACGCTATCGGACCACATCGCTCCCCAATACGCATGCCACGCTTGCCCGAAACAAATGACGGTTATCCGTCCTTGCCTATCGCCAAGATCCTCGGCGATAACACGTACCGCGTCCAAACCACGAACATCCTTAATCGTCATCATTTCGACGCGCTGTTTTTCAATCTTCATTTTTATTCCCTTCCTTTTCCTCGGCATCGATTTCAGCCGTGTCGCCGATATAGAAAAACTCATTCAACAATTGAACCTGACCCAAATGGAAATTAGCGATTTCGCGGCACTGCTGCGCCATCGCCACGCTGTTAATTTTTTCGTACGCAACCTGTTGCTTGCGGCGCAAAAGCACCTTGCGCCAGTGGTGCAGTCTAAGCGCGCGAAGCCCGATAGGAAGGCTTGGGTGCGCATTCTGTATAACCCCGGGGACCACGCATTCGCGACACGTCACGCGGCGCTTATAGCCCTGGAATACTGCACCGCACCGGCTGCACAAATTCGAGTAATTGCCGTTCTCGTGCGAGAAATCCTCGGGCCAATCTTTCATTTTGAATTTCCCCAATTGGCGCATGCGATCGCGGCTAAAAATCCGAATACGAGGTAAACGTAAATGTTTTCGCTGCGAAGGTTTTGGCCTGCGCCTGCACCCATGCTGAACGCGATCATGCAAAAACAAAACCGGCAAATCGCTGCGCCGCTCATTTTGGCGCACCCGTTGCCGTGGCTGCATTCAAGCCTGCACCATATGCGGCTGAAATTGCACTTTGCATGTCGCGTATTTTTATCTCAACGAAATTTCCTGCTCGGAAGGTTATGTCAACCTCATCGCTTTCAAATTTCCCACCACGGCTTGGGTCCAGACCAACCACTATGGTTTTCTCCTGCGCATCTTGCACTTGCGTGCCCGTGGTATTCAGTGCGATAGCGGCGCGTGCGTAGGCTTTGACATGATGTTCATGCGTTTGCGCTGACATTGGCGGGTAGCACTCGCGCAATTCATCGGATAGCTTCGGCAGCTTCACCTTCCCACCACCCGCCGTCTCGTCGGATAGGCGCTTGTGCTTCGCGCTGGCTTGCTCCGACAGTGCATCGTGTGCTTCGAATGCCCACGCTTGCAGCGCTTCAACTTCGTCCTGGCCGTAATTGGCGAAATTGATTTCAGGGAATCGCTCTAGAAGATTGTCCCGCTCTGCGTCTTTCATTTCATGAACCTCGCTACAATCAGCACAATAACTAGAATGAACGAAATGCAATGCGCAACGTCGATTTTTCTCATTTCGTCTCCTTCGTTGCGAGTGCTGCACGACTGTTCCAGCGTTCGATTGCGGTTTGCTCTTTTGACCACGGATGGCCTTCATGACGACAAAGGCGATTCGTGCATCGAACATAAAATCGTAGCTTTCCATTTAGGATGTACTCGCGCTCCAATACCGCTTCGGCCCCACAGAAGGGGCATTCATCAAGTCTCATGGCTTTTCCTTGCTCGTTGCGAATGCCGCACGGTGGTTATCCAGGCCCTTGGTTGCGCGCCATTCGTCTACAGAGCTATCGCCATCGATCGCAACACGGGCGGCCATGACCGCAGTTTGAACGGCTTCTTTCCAAACGTTCGCACCGCATTCTTCGAGCATGGCTTTAGCCAGTTCTCCAAACTCTTCAGCTAGCGCAATGGTCATGATGCGGTCGCCTGGAAACTTAGCCCGCGCTCGTTTCAGCTCTGTGGCAACATCAGCCATGAACTGGTTCACCGCATCCCCCGCGCTAGGCTGGCGAGAGAGGGCGGCTTCGATAACTCTCTCGTGCAGACATTGGTGCGGTTCATAGGAGACGCCCAAAGCTTCGCGCACATCCGTATATTCCTGCCGGGCACTTTCCAGCATGTCGCGCAACGCTTCGATTTCCATCTGCTCATCGCCCTGCGCAACCTGGGGCGCGGGTTTGTCACGCCAACTGGTCGCCGTCGCTTCCCTACCTTTGAGTGGCCCAGCACCTACATCGTGCCAGCAAATGCACCCTGCATCATTGGCGACTTCGGTTTGGCAGCCAGTCATTTTGTAGAAGTATTGCCGGGCAACCTGGGGCGCGGGAACGGGGACCAGCATCGCTAAGGCATCTTCTTCTCGACCTGACCCGTTGTATTGGGCCACGTGCGCAATAGCCTCGACAGCGCTTTCACGGGTTACGATTCTTTCCTCTGTTTTCCGTCTGACCGGTGCCACGGGAGAGGGGACGATATCTCCATGCTTTGCTACGTATTCATCTACGTCTACTGGCTCCCCCGCATCCGGTTGCTGCGTGCTTTGCGTTGGGGCGGCGTCCAACTCGCGCCAGTGCGTAGGCGTTAATTGTTCCAAAGGGATCGAGACTACACGGCGATCTGTGCATGACGAATCAACAAATCCGGTTGCATACCACCAGCTTTTCAGATCGTCGTTCCATGCGGCGATTACTTGGGCCGATGGCGAACCGTCCTCAATCGAAACCGGCGTATCAAAATCTACGCCACCATAAACGATGATTGAGCGGTCTTTCGGCGCAGTTAACCAGGGCTGCCACGACACCGGCACCGCATCCGAGACACTAGCCGGTGCGCTTACCTTGGCGAGCACGGCGGCTTGGATTAGATCGGCAAACATTCTGTGTCGCGGCCAATCCCCGGACACTTCCATTGAATGCCGTATCGTGTCGATTTCGGCATCGGTAAGTTTGGCGCTCATGGTTTCACCTCCGGCGCGGCAAGCTGTGCCTCGACGCGTGCCAATGCCCAAGCCTTATATGCATCGATAAGCGTGTTGATCGGGTTATCGCCGAGCAGCGGGTTACGCGTTGCCTGCAATTCTCGGACGAGGTGTCCGTCTCCATTTAGCGCCACAAGAACTTGCTTCAGCGCCTCGGCGTTGACCTCAATCATGCTCCCCTGTGCGGCGGGCGCAACCGGCACCGCTGCGCACGGTCCTGGGTGGCCTTTCCCGCGCGTACATGCCCATCCGGCCGGTGGTATCAAGCATGGTTCGAGCGCTCTCGGCGGAGTCAAGTAGTCCCGCAGCATATAGGCGACATCCAGCGTTTTTAAGTCCTCGGGATAGTCGCAGCGTGGGCATTCCCACGACGATGTTTCCAACTCTTCGGACACGGTTTTAAGCATGTCGAGGTCCGGGTTTGCTTCCCACGAAATAAAATCCTCCCGCTGCTCATACTCTTGGATTTCATCGCCTTGCGCCAAGCACCGAACCTGCTCTTTCGGTGCTGATGACGACCAAAAAATACCCACTCGCCATGTCGCAGGTAAGCTCATTTCGATTGCTCCAATTTCAATATGCCTTTGCTCTCGGCGACTTCCATAACCGTGCGGCCGCCGGGCAGCAATATTTGGCCTAAGAACGCGCCTTCAAAAGAAAGAACGCCGCTTTCAATCGCCATAACCTGACCCTTGATCCAGTCGCGAAGCACCGAATAGACGGCGACGCCCGCGATCTGCATCGCCTTGGCTTCATGCTGTTCTTGCGTGGTGCGCATCCGCTTGTTCCAGGGGTTCGCTTTCAGCCATACCACCGCGTAGCCCTTGGTGGATGCCTTCACGCTTATCATGCGGCCTCGATATTCGAATTGGACGTTTAACTCGCCGATACCGTCGTCTACCATGCTGCCAAATTTTGTGCAGCCGAACGTCCGCAGGATTTTTTGAATCTCGCCAAGCGCTTTATCGCCGCTGGTGGCGCTGCTGTATGGGATCGCTGTCATAGGGTTCTTTTGAATGGGTTGATACTGATGACGATTTGCGTACGCCATACCGGGCCCCACGGCGTGGTGGCCCACGTTTGGTCATCCCAATAGTTCCACATCTTCCAGCCGAGGTTATATGCGCCGTACTTGCCTTGGAGCCGCACGTTCCAAAGGCCGCCGGCCGACGTGGCGATGAAAATCGTATGGTCAACGAACACATTCCAACGGCGAACCGTCCACGCGTTGATGTTGACGGCCGCGCCAAGTGGGTAATAGGCGAAGCTGTAGCCGGTATTTCGGTTGAGCCAGCACCATTGCCAATACTTTCGGCGCCAAAAGGATGGCGGTGCAGCTAGCGTGTAGGCGTTTACCACGTAGCCATCGGTCCAATAGGCATCAAGCGACGCATCGAACGTCTGGAACCATCCTAGCCATGATGGGAGCCATTGCGCGGCGTTGGCTCCCGGCCTAGCGAAGAAAATGACCCACCAGTTGAAAAGAAGAATGGCAAGCAAGTCGAATGCAAGCGTGATCGGTGCGGTGAGGATCCAGCGAACAGATTGAAAGGCAATCTTAAAATTCATCTGCTTTCCCGTATACCGCTTCGCAAACACGCAGGCAGCGCTCAAGCGAGAAATTGTCGTTCTCGTCGCGCACCCCGGTTTCCATGTCGATCCAATAGTTGCTGCTCATGGAGCCGATGGTTTCAACGGCCTGGGCGGCATTGCTCGGGCTCAGGCCGCCTGCGTAGCCGCACAATCGTTGGCTGGCAGGCTTGGGCCATGATTCAGGTGATATTCCGCGCCCACCGCTTGCATCAAATAGCCAATCGATAAAGCCTGAGCCAGTAAGCTGCTCGGGGAACTCTTTACGACACTGCAATATCGGCACGGCTCCGATACTCATCGCCCATTTTTCTATCTCGGCCAGCGGAAAATCTTTGTGCGCCGTATTTATCTGAACTCGCACAAGGGACCGGAGCGCGGCAGATCGCAATAGATCATCGATATCCGTTTTTCCCGATTCGATCAATTGCTTGCTGTAATCGCCACAAATATGGATAGCGATTCGATCGAGCGTATCGATGGCCGTCTTCACGAATTCCAGCGCCGGGTATCGACCCTTACCCTGGCGCTTGGGCGAAAGCAAAAACGCCCATTCGATCGGGTAAAGGACGCCCAATTCAACCATCCCGAACAGATCTGTCTTTTCGTCCGCCCCGGTGAAGGTTATGAATTTCGGGTTGGCGATCATAATTTTTTGCGCAGGCCAGCCAACTCGTAAACCTCGGGCCCTAATTCAAGCCCTATGTTTTCGCTCAGTTGGGTGAGTGCTAACGCGAGATAGCGAACCGCGTCTTTACTGTCTATCTTGGTCTGAACGTCAAGCGCGCGGCCGACCAATTTCAACCCCTCCTGAACGGAATAGACAGACACGCGAAATTCCAACTGTTTTTCAACGGCGCGAGTCAGGTCCGGATAGGTTTTTATTCCGGCCAAGCTGATAGTTTTTAGAAGCTCGGTTAACAGATACGCTTTTTGACGGGTCAATCTCGTACTGGTATCTAGTGTTTTAGTCATTTCCCTTCCCTTTTTCTGCGATAGTTTCGGCGGCGGCGATGCGTTGCAGGCAAATCTTTGCTTTCTCTGGTATTTCCGTCTCGCTGTACGCGCCAATGATTAATTCATTGAGAAAATTCTTGGCAAGATCGATCGCAGCGGCTTGGCGTGAATAGGAAGCCGTTACCATGCGCGCTCCCAATGAAACCCCCATCCCTTCCGCTGCATTTATCAGCCCTACCATTCTTCCCCGGTTGTAGCCGTGTCCTAGGTGCTTATCGGCCAACTCGAAAACCTGTTTTTCGTTCATCCTTTGTACCTCGAATGGATGCATTCTACATCAAAAAATTTGATGCGCAACGTCTATTTAAGAAAAAACCGCAGCGGTTTATGGCGGCGGCTGATTTTCTAATTTATCGCGTCCTTCGTGCGTTTGCTGGCGGTAATTTTCACTGTTTTGCGCTCCGGCATCATCATCGGGTCACCCGTTGATATGTTGGTGCCGATGCGCCGCGACCACTTCCCTACCTTCAATCGACCGACGCCAGGAATCGCTACCTCTCCGTCGGTTGCCAGCAGGTAGTGAATCGCCGTTGCAAGTGCCTTTAGATCGCGACGAACCTCATGCGCTGGACGCCGCGTATCGTTCGCCAAAAGCTCGATCAATTTGTTCATTTAGAAGAGATCCTTGCCTTCTTCTTCCGGTTTAGCTTCTTCCGGTTTGGCGGCGGTTTCCTTCCCTTGCGCCTGGGGCTCGGCTTGCGCGGTATCAGGAAATTCCTCGATCGCCTGCGCCAGTTCCGCTGTTGTCGCGGCGGCCGGTTCCTCTTTTTTCTCCGTCGCGGCCGCGCGCTTGGTCACGGCGGGGCCTGCCTTGGTTTTCTCAGCCGCGCCCTTTTCGGCCGTTTCTTTCAGTTTTTCCTTAGTCGACGTGGCCGTGGCTTTCCCTTCATCGTCGCTATCACCGAAGTATTGCGACGCGGCCTCGCCTTCCTTGATCGCCACGATGACGCCACGCAGGTCGACAAGCTCGTCCTCCAGCGTCTCGGATACCGGGTGCTTGAGGTACTTTTCCAGGTGCGCCACGGTGATGCCCATCTTGGCAAAGGCATCCGTCATCACGCGAATGCGCTGGCTCATGGGGATATCTTTGCCCTCGTTATTCAGCGTAACGTTGCACATATCCAGCGCTTCCGCGATCAACCCCTTGGGGCAAATGGCGATGATGCGCGATCGAACCTGTTTGCTCGCTTTGTTGGCGATCAAATCATCAATCTCGGATTGATCGCGAAGCTTTTTAGGACCGTCACGGGTGTCGCGCACGTGCATGACGGTCAACTGGCGCGTGCTGCGCGTATTCGACTGCTTGTCCCACACGTAAACCTCAACCTCGGATTTCGTATCGCTGCGGGATAGTTCGCGGTGGCCGTATTCGATATTGCCCACGATGCGCGCACATTCCTCGGCGAAGCGAATCGATGGGCCGACGATTTTTTGGCCGCCTACTGGCTTACTGAAAAATGCCACCTTGGCAAATGACAAGTCTTTGCACACGTCCAGCAACTCGCTGCGGCACGCGGCCATGTTGCGCGGGAAGCGCTTTGCCAGGGTCATTTGCCCCTGCGCTTCCGCTACCGCGCGCTCGATTTCTACCGATACCGCGCCGATGTTCACGCCGCCAGCGATAATCTGGCGGTCATTGCCAAATGGCGCGGGCTGGCGGTTTTCTTGCTGTTGATTGGTGATGTTCGATTCAGCCATGATATTCCTAATGTGTTGGGTGTTTAGACAACAATTTTAATGCATTACGTGGTGATGCTAAAGTCGCCCCCTGTGACTTGCGTCACAAATAGTTGAAGGCCGCATCCTTCCGCCTGGGACACGAATTCTTTGAACGTTTCCGGATCCAGGCATTCGATTCGGTCCACGCACGTGATGCTCAACTCGCCCGCGCGAAGCTTGGCGATATCGACCGCGATCTGAACCTGCTGCGCAGTGTTCAACCGGTCGAACACAATGCCGTCGCGGTAGACTTCGCCGTCGATCACTTCCAGACCCTTGATGGGCAACTCGGCCAGCAATTCGCTTTTGTAGTTGTCAATCGACTCCAGGGCCTTCGTTTGCTTCGCGGCATCGGCCTGCAGGCCGGTCAAGTCCTCCTGCATCTTCTTGATTGTTTCCAACGCCTGCACACGTTTGGACGCCGCGTCGCGGTTCTGGCGGATGCTCGACAATGCGGTGGCGATCGGCTGTGACGAGATATTGAATATCTCCGCCGTTTCCTCGCGTTTGGCGGCTGCTTTCCGTTCCGTATCGGCGTGCGCCTCGGTTTCTTTCTCGAGCGCGGCCTCAAGCGTCGCCTTGATCGCATCGATTTCAACCTGGGCAGCCGCGCGCAGGGTCTGTTTTCGTGCGTTCGATTCGCCCTGGCGCTTGACCAACAAATCAGCGATCTTGCCGAACATCAAATCCCGCGTTTCGCGAGCGCCGTCAAGCTTGGCCTGCAGGCTGTCTTCATCGCCCTCGACGCCCTCTGGCGCATCCGGCATCGCCAGGGTCAATTGGTTGATCGTCGCATCTTTCTCCGTGACGGCGCGGTTCGTGCTGGTGCGATCGTCGTACACCTGTTTGCGCGTGTTGGCGATGAGCGCCAGGGGATGCACGTCGCTGGCGGCGCGTATTTTTATCCCGGCAAGCTTCGCCAGCTTTTCCACGTCGATCTTGATCGGCATGCTCTCTAAAAGAGCCTGTACGCGATCGGCTGGCTTGGCGGTAAGGAAGTCCACCGGGTTCACGCCGAGGCCGTCTACAAGCGATTTGATGATCGACGCAGGCTTATCCAGCACGACCCCATCCGCATCGGTTACGCGCACCGCGCTGCTGCCCGGCTTGATCCGCTTTTGAATCATGGAGCCATCGTCCATCACCAGCACCACTTCGCCCTGAGTCGCACCCTTTCGCAACAACGTTGCATCGTGCGCGCTGCCCTTTGTCACGGCCTTGATGGCTTCCAGAATGCTGGTCTTTCCGGTGCCGTTCTTGCCGGAAATGACATTGACTTTGCCCGGGTTAAATTCCAGGTCTTCAATGCCCAAGACGTCTTTGATTTTGATAAGTGCAATTTTCATTTTTAAATGTGCCGGTGAGTGATGGGTAGGACGATGCCAAGCTTGCTGCGCTCAAGCGCGACAAGGTTATTAATGCCGTAGGCGACGAGACAAATCGGTGCGCCGCTATTGAACGGCGCGCGGGTGCCATCCACACGGTGAAAGTGCGGGCGGCCTTTTAAAAAACAGATTCCGTCGGCTTTCGACCATACGGTGTCGTAGAACAGCGCGGTTTCGGTGCGCGCCGGAATAAGCGCAATGCCATTGCCGTGGGCGGCCAGCTTCGCCATCCAAATCAGGGCAAGACGCCCGAACGGCGGGTTCATCCAGACGCGGCCGGTCCAGTCTTGTGCGAGGCCGTCGTCATGGATGTTGAAATGCTGCCCGGCCGTGTCCCACGGGCGCGTGACGGGTGAGCATGGGTCCAAGTCAAAATAGCCCAACGCATCCAGGATGCGCGGCGGCGTCAACCATTCATCGCTCTGCATGGCCGCAGATTGATGGCCGGATAGGCTGCTCATAGCGAATCCTTGTAAAGAACGTCCATGAAGTACGATGGGATTCTGGCTTCCAGGAACTCGCCGTTTGCCATGCCGGGCCAATTTTCCTCGGCATCGCCTAGGCTCAAGTGATAGACCAACTTGGCAAGATCCTGTTTGTATAGAATGCGCCCGGCCTCGATCTGATCTGGCGTCAGGTAATACACCACGACGTCATTTGGGCGCGTCTTCTGTGCGGCGATGATGGCCCATTCCTGCGGCGCATCGTTGCCGTATAGCGCCTTCAAGATATCCAGATACCAAGCCGCTTGGACATGGTATCGACGTTGCCCAATCGTGTAGCCAAATCCGCGTTCGCTCACGTCCTCGGTGGTTTTCAAATCCACGACGAATTGGCCGTTGGCGCTGATCGCATCCGTGCGGCATTTGCGCAGGACGCCAGCGCCATCACGCCAGAAATAGGATTGTTCGATACTGGCGTTATGCAATAATCCACCCGCTTCGTGCTGCACGCGGCGCAGCATCCCGCGCATGTTCCGATAGTCGGCCGCCGGAATCAAAACGCGCCCCTTCATGGTTTCTTCATGCTTGATCTGCAGCATGTGCATGATCTTGTCGGCCGGGTATTCGGCCTCTTCAAATAGGCGGCGGGCCAACTCCGGTTTCGACCCGCTGGTAATCATGTTCTGGCGCGATAGTTCCTGCTTCATATCGTCCATCGTATCCAGCGCATCCGGAAAGGCTTTCTTGTCAAAACCCACCGCATACGTGGATTCAAACGTGCCGGGTTCTAGCACCAGCTTGTGCGTGCCATCGCCCACCGCGAACGCATGTTTATAGTCGCGCGGCTCGCGCTCCGGGTCGAGGTAAGCGCCCCAATAGGCCAGCGGGCTGATGGCAACCTGATCTAGTTGCGACTTAGATACACCGGGCCCATTGTGATAATCGCTGTTGGATAACTCTACCAATCCATTGAGTTCTTCGGCTTCGAAGCGGCCGTCTGGCTGCTCGTTCAAATCGGAAATTGTGCGTGTCATGTGGTGTTCCGTGGTTCAATGCATCAACATTTTCGCTGCAACCACAAAATTACGCAAGACAATAATGCACTCGTCCAAGAGAACTACGCTATAACAGCCCGCAAGAATTTTGACGTACAATTGACAAAATTTTCAATGGAATACCATTATGACCACGTTTTCCCAAGAGTATATAAACCGACTCGCTGATATCGAAAAACGGGCTCAGGCTGTCGGTAGCAACATCACGGTTGTCTGCCGCAATACCGGTATTGCGCGTGCCACCGTGGAACGCGGTCGCGAACGTCCGCCCCAATCGATTGCCAAAATCGACCAACTCACGGCCGAAGTCGTGAAGCTGGAAAAGGCCTACGCGAAGACAGGAATTGCCTCGCGTAAATAGGTGCGTGTGTGGTGTCGTGATGTGATGATTTGACCCTCCACCGCAAGCCTACCGGGCGGCCGTCGCCCTTTATATTCTATGCAGCCATACGGCACTACCCATCCAGTTGTCTCGCTTCGCGATTATCAAAATAGCGTTGTTAAAGACATTCGCCAAGAGCTAAAGAATGGCGTGCGCACGATCATTGTTGTGCTATCAACCGGCAGTGGGAAAACGGTCATTTTTTCCTATATCGCGCACTCCGGTTCGCAAAAAGGCACGAAATTCCTGATCGTCGCCCACCGCGATGCGCTGATTAAGCAAGCCAGCGCCAAGCTGCGTGATTACGGCGTGCGCCACGGCATCATCATGGCCGGGTACACGCCCACGCCTGGGGCTCTCGCTCAGGTCGCCTCGATCCAGACGATCGTGCGGCGCTTGAAAAGCCTGCGGTTCGTACCCGACGTCATCGTCATCGACGAGGCGCACTTGTCGGCGGCGAAATCCTATCGCTTGCTGGTCGATCATTTCCCCAACGCAAAGATCATCGGTTTCACGGGTTCGCCGTGCCGCCTGGACAACAAGCCTCTCGGTATTGAATACGGCGGCATCTTTGAAAAGATGGTGCGCGGCATATCGATGAAAGGCCTGATTGCCGACGGCTATTTGCTGCAACCGGTGGTGTATGCGCCCAAGCTGCAACTCGACCTATCTGGCGTCAAAACATCCAAGGGCGATTACGACCAGGAGCAGCTTGCGGCGGTCGTTGATAAACCAAAAATCATCGGTTCGGCCGTCGAGCACTACAAAGAGATTTGCAACGGTGCGCCAGCGGTCGCGTGGTGCGTTACCGTGGCGCACGCTACCCACGTGGCGGAACAGTTCAACGAGGCCGGCATCAAGGCTGTGATGCTGTGCGGCGAACACAAAACCGATTACCGCGACAAGGTAATGGGCCAACTATCGAATGGTGAGGTAAAGGTCGTCACGTTCGTCGGCATTTTGGTCGAAGGCGTGGATTGCCCGCCGATTGCAGTCGTTATCCTGCTGCGTCCGACGCTCTCGCTCGCATCCTATCTGCAAGTCATCGGGCGCAGCCTGCGCCCGCTATACACGCCCGGCATGGACCTATCCTCGCGCGAAGGCCGGTTTGCTGCGATCGCGTGTAGCGGCAAGACGCGCAGTACCGTGCTCGATCATGCCGGATTGGTATGGAAGCACGGTTTCGCCGACGATGATCGCGATTGGTCGCTCGATCACGAGGTGCGCCGCAAGAAGAAAAAGAAAACCGACGAGGACGAGGAAATTCCGCTGCGCCAGTGCCCGAAATGCTACTTGGTGCACGCGCCTGCGCCGATCTGTCCTGGGTGTGGGCACGTCTACGAATTGGTAAAGCAAAAGCTCGATCACGGCGAAGGCCAACTGGTTGAGGTCACCCCGGAAATGGTGGCGCAAAACAAAGAGATTTTGCACAAGGAAGTCAAACAAGCCAAGTCTCTTCCTGATCTGCAGCGCATCGCTGCCGAGCGGGGTTACTCGGAAAAATGGGCCCAACACACGTTTGAATCTCGCAAACGCGCGAGAGACAAACACATCGCGAATGCCATCGCAAAACTTCATCATTTATAACGGAAGGGAATCATGTCATCACTCAATCAAGCAACGCTTATCGGCAACCTCGGGCGCGATCCGGAAGTTCGGTACATGCCATCTGGCGACGCGGTTGTCAATTTCTCTATCGCCACCAGCGAACGGTGGAAAGACAAAAAAAGCGGCGAATGGCAAGAAAAAACAGAATGGCACGACTGCTCTTTCTTCGGGCCTACTGCCGAATTCGTCGGAAAATACGCTCAAAAGGGGAGCAAAGTCCTCGTTATCGGCTCTATTCACAAACGAAAATACGAAAAGGATGGCGTCGAAAAGATCGCCGTCGACATCAAAGGCCGCGAATTCAAGATTCTGTCCGGCGGCGTGTCGAAAGACGAGTCCTCGGACGGTGGTGGCGACACGCGCGCCACGCAACAACGTACGGCGGCTGCGCCTGCATCCACCGGCGGTGGCGGCAGTGCGATGGACGATGACATCCCATTTGCTGCGCTGCGTCATGATTTGATGTAGCCATGAAATCAACCGATTATCTAAACGCGGCGGCAGCCATTCAGCGCGCGCGGGCCGCCGAATACGACAAGCCCGAAGGCGAGCGCTCGATGGCGCAAACCGTCGTCGCCTTCAACGCGATCACCGGCCAAGACTTGACCGAATCGCAGGGGTGGGAATTCATGTGCGTGCTGAAACAGGTACGGCTATTTTCCAAACCTGGGTTTCATCAAGATAGCGCCGAGGATCTTGTTTCGTACGCAGCGCTATTGGCTGAATCAAAGGAAACCGAAAAGGTGACGTCGGTGACGGCCGATTTTAGCGCTGCCCTCGTAGCGCATACGCACGTCCATGTGCCGAAACTGCCGCCATCGCACGAATGCCACTGCCCGGTTGGCTCCATTTACCCGTCGTGCGGTATTTCGTGCGGCTGCCGCAAGATTGGGCCCGACGGCAAGCCCGGCACTGAATTCTATACAGGCAGATGATGGCTACGGAAAGCACGGTACAAAAACGTGTATGGGCGGCGATGGGCGGCACGAGCGTGCTGTTTCGCCTCAATTCTGGCGCGGGCATCGTCTCCAACGGTGGCAAACCGCAGTGGTGCTCCAACGGGTCGGTCATCGTGCCCAACGGCCGATCGATTCCGTTGGGTTTTGGCGACGTTTCCGGCAAGCCCGTATCGGGGCCTCCCGACCTCGTCGGCTGGACGCGTATCCTTATCACCTCCGAAATGGTTGGGCATACTCTAGCGGTCTTCACCGGTATCGAGGCGAAAGAAACCTCTGGCGGCTCCAAGCGCGTCGCGCAAGTGCAATTTGGCGACCAACTATCTCGCTCGGGCGGCATCACCGGGTTCGCTAATTCCGCGCCCGCAGCCCTCAAAATTATTGCGGATTTCTATGGTAGGTTTCGTCAAAAGTCGTTGTAGAATGCAACACGTCATGAAAATGACTCATCCTTAAGTACCGATCTAAGGGCTAGACCGGGTAGCTCCCGATTCGAAAAAAGGCATGCGTAAAGGTTCCCCCTTACGCATGCCTGCCCACCAAACCAGCTAGGGGGAATGTCCGGGGGAATGAAATTTTGAAGGCCTTAATTTCGACGGTGCGCATCTATGGCTGATGCCAATAATGGCGTTAGTATGGAGCGCGCCCGGTCGGCTCTATCCTTTATTAATCCCAACGATCGCCAGGAATGGGTCGAAATGGGTATGGCGATAAAGTCCGAATTTGGCGATGCCGGTTTTGATATGTGGGACGAGTGGGGCTCAAGCGCCACCGGAAAAACAAAGGACGGTAAACCCGCTTGGAACGCCTCGGCGTCACGCTCGGTATGGAAAAGTATCCATCCGAACGGGGGCAAAAAAATCGGCTCGTTGCTCTACAAGGCCAAGGCGGCCGGATGGGTGGATGATTCCACCTACAAAAAACCAACGCGTGCAGAAATCAAAAAGCGCAATGATGACGCGGCCGCGCGCAATGCGCAGTACGAGGCCGAAGAAGCCGTTCGTGCCGCTGCCGCAAGCGATCATGCCAAGGCGCTGTATGTGGCCGCCACGGTCGATAAGGTAGAGGATCATCCCTATCTAAAGGCCAAGGGCGTGAAAGCGCATGGCGGCCCGGATATCGGCGTACGCGTCGGCCGGTTCGTGCGCTGGAACGAGGACGCGGAAGCGTTTGAAACCTCCACCGAAAACGGCCTGCTCGTTCCCGTCCATGACGCTGCCAAAAAAATGCAAAGTTTGCAGTGCATATTTCCCGATGGGAAAAAGCTGCATTTGAAAGACGGCGTGAAGCAAGGCAATTTTTTTCACATCGGCGGTAAGCCCCTGGTGGTGGATGGGCATCCAGTCTTTGCGCTATGCGAGGGTTATGCCACCGGTGCCAGCGTCTACGAATCAACACAGCATTGCGTGCTGGTCTGTTGGGATGCGGGCAACATCATCCGGGTCGCCACCGATATCCGCACGCGTAGGCCCGATGCCACGATTCTCGTGCTCTCCGATAACGATTGCGAAAGCACGATCAACACCGGGCTGATCGCCGCGCAAAAGACGGCGGCCGCCGTGGGCGCGGTGGTCGCGGTGCCCGTGGGGGCCGACCCATCAAAGTCGTGCGATTTCAACGACGTACATCAAACCCTCGGGCCGCTGGCCGTCGAGGCGATCATTACCTCGGCGCTGCTCAAGCCCGCTGCGCCCACGCCGATCCCTGACAATACGCCGCTGCCGACCACGATATCCAACGATACGGAAACCGGCCCGGTCCCCGTCATGTCCGGCGCTGCGGTCGATAAGCTGCACGATATCGATGACGCGATCGAATACAAATCGCACTTCAATATCCTGGGCTACGACAAGGAAGATTTCTATATTTTCGTCTCGGGAAAGCGCCAAATCCTGTGCATACGCGGCGCGGCGCTGGCAACCGATGCGACGCTCCTGCAAATGGCACCGCTGGAATGGTGGGCGGGTAATTTCCCGAAAAAAGGCGGCGGCGCGGCCATCGATGATCCGGAAAAGAAAATGCCGGGCATCGATAAAATGATGGTGCTCGATTGGTTCTTCAAGCGCGCCAACACGAAAGGCGTGTTCGATATCTCGGTCGTGCGCGGACGCGGTGCCTGGGTCGATGCTGGGCGCGTGGTGTTTCATCATGGCGATCACCTGACGGTCGACGGACAGCACGTGGCGATCCACCAAATGAACGGCGCATATAAATACGAATTGGCGAAAAAATTACCGCTGCCGTCCGACACGCCGCTTACCGACGCCGATGGGCAAAAGCTGGTTGAAATCGCGAAAATGTTTTCCTGGGCGAAGCCCGGATCCTCGTACCTGCTCGCAGGCTGGACGTTTCTGGCTCCGGTGTGCGGCGCGCTTCGCTGGCGTCCTCATATCTGGATGGTAGGCGCGGCAGGCTCGGGCAAGAGCACGATTCAAAACGATTACGTGCATCGTCTCCTGGGCGCGATGACGGTGTACGCGCAGGGCAATTCCACCGAGGCGGGTTTCCGCCAAACATTGAAGGCCGATGCGCTGCCGGTGCTCTTTGACGAGGCCGAACAAAACGACGATAGCGAAAAGAAACGCGTCCAAAACATCATTTCCCTCGTGCGCCAGTCGTCCACCGAGTCGTACGCCAAAACACTCAAGGGCACCATCGGCGGCGATGCGATGGACTTCCATATCCGCTCGATGTTCTGTTTCTCAAGCGTGCAAGCAGGCCTGGAGCGCCAAGCCGATACCGATCGCATGGCGCTGCTCTCTATCCGCAAGGAAAACGATATCGCCAAAGCGGCCGAGCAGTGGGATGCGATCAAGGAATCGATCTATACCATCGAGCGCGACAAAGATATCTCCGGGCGGCTCTTGGCGCGCGCCATTGCCATGCTCCCGATTACGCATCAAAACATCGCCACGTTCGTTACGGTCGCCGCCAAAAGCATGGGTTCGCAGCGGCGCGGCGATCAATACGGCACATTGCTGGCGGGTGCGTGGTCATTGATGCACTCGGAACCGGCCACCGAAGAACAGGCCCAAAAACTCATTGAGACGTACGACTGGTCTGATATTGTCGACAGCGGCCAAATGGATGATTCCGACGCGGCGCTACAGGCCCTTTTAGAATCCAAGATCATCAGCCAGGGCTACGCGTATCCGGTCGGCACGCTTATCGAGCGTGCGGAGGGAAACCTAAGCGAAGGCCCATCGATGGCGGAAAAGGAAGCCTCCGATCTGCTGCGCCACAATGGCATTGCCGTGTCGGCCGACGGGAAATATCTGTTGGTGGCGGGCCAGGGCTCTGTCATCGGCCGCCTGATAAACAACCAAGCGTATGCGGCTGACTTCAAAGGCTTAATCATGCGTCTGCCGGGTGCCCTCAAATGGAAGGATTCCGTACGGCTGGCGGGCTCGACACGCCGCGCCGTGGCGATTCCAATGGTGCTAATACGAACACCTGAACCCATCACCAAAACGCCCACATCCGCCCCTCTCTCTCTTGATGATACGGAGTCATTCTAATGGCCGCGCCGATCACCGTCCCTGCGGGATTCAAAACCGATTTCGACTATGTCGCCGAACAACTCAAGCTGAAAAGCGACGAGGTGGCGCGGCTGAAAAATGACGTGCGTTCTGATTTTGCGACGCACGGCCGATGGATTCAGCACACGGCGGCCGTCTACCGGTTCGCGTATGCGGTGTGGGGGAAGCTGCCGACGCTGGAACAGGCCGCGCAGTATTTGGGCGACCTCACGGCCACGCCGATCATGGAAAATCTCTCGCGGTGTGGCCCGTGGTTGCTTGCGCGTATCTGTGCAGAAAATGCCGGGATAGCATTACCCCGGATAGGCGATCCGGTCTAAACCAAATGCTCGGCCGACTGTGCCAAGCACTGGCGCAGTCGATCAATCGGGGTCGACGCAATCATCCGGCGGTATAGCTCCATCGTCCGATCGATCGCCACCTTCTCCGTATCCTCGACGTGCCAATCGCCGCGCGCATACACCTTGTTCATAGCATCCTGCCCGCTGCGCACGTCGGCTACCTTATGCCTAAACACGCTCGACCCGTCCGCCAAAAAGTAGGCGATCGTGCTGGCGAGAGCCACGGTGTGATAATGGTCTTCATTAAAATAGCCGGTGAACATCGCAATGCGCGCGTTGTCGACCGGCTTCATGAGTTCTTTGGTGGCGTTCATTTGTTTCGATATCGTGCGTCACGTACGCTCTTGGGTTCGGGGGTGGGCCGGACGGCATCCTTTCTGGCTCCGCATGCAAAGAGCGGCGCGGGCGGTCCTGACGTGGCTCCCGCGTAGCTGTGCCATCCGGCAATGTAGACGAGCCCCTCACGATGCGCCTTCCATAGCGCGCTGTCGATCGTCTTACGGTTTAGTTCCAATGTACGAGCAATCTCGGCGGCCGATTGAGGATCCGAATTATTCGACAGCAACATCAAAACGTGGCCTATGGCTTTCATGATATTTTGATGCCTCGTTTTCGGTTGCGTGAAGCTCTTGTTCGAGCAAAGCGACGGCCTGGGTCGCGATCATTACTTCTGCGCGGGCATAACAAAGCTGCTCGCGCAAACGACGCACCCGCTCGGCTGGCGGGGGCCGTCTAAATAAACTCAATCGCACTGCGTTCCTTTATTTTTTCTTGGTTGGTTTCGGCTTGCCTTTCGGCCAGCCAGCGTCCATCAGGTCGGTGACAAGGTTCGCGATCGCGGGAAGATGCGCGCTCTTATCGACAACCACGTCGGCTGGAGCATACTTTTCAAATTCAGGGAAAAGCTCGATCAATCGGCTCCTGGTACGAATCGATGCGAGCACACCGTCAAGCTTTGCCTGCAACGTATCGCGCGCTTTCTTTTGCGCGAAATAGGCCTGTTCCAACGTTTTCACTTCGGCCATCACG